GAATAGTCTTTGTAATACAAATCATAAATAGTTTGGCAATAAGTATCACTTGCTTTGAACTGTTGCATGGAATTTATCTGCTTAGCAGGTATTTGATTTCTTGGCATACTTGCAGTGCGAGGAGCGCTCGTGTAAAGATAATTATAATATTCAATACAAGAATCAGGTAGTCGTGAGTCGTAATTAGAAAGAGAACTTTTGAAATTTTCAAAACAATTATTTTTCCCTTTTTCAGTTTTTAACTTTTGGGATTTAGAACAAGTGGAATTCCCAATAACGTTTTATAAAAGTATTTATTTTATCAGCTTTTGCGGTTGGAGTATTTAGCTTTGAATATTTTTTTGCTATATTATCTCCTTTTACAACAACAATTTTACGTTTTTGGGCGTCAGCAAGTATAGATAGTTTTTCATAATATAAATCAAATCGAGAGAAAAATACATCAGGATTGACTGTTTTTTCAATTAAACTGGCGCAATCATTAAGTATTCGTAAGTCATTTTGTAATTCAATAACGGATAAAGAAGGTTTTTTGTTAAAAAAATTAAACAATCCCATATGATACCTCCATATTATATTAGTTCTGCAATTGTAAGGTGTGGAATAAAGTAGATTATATAATTATCTACAATAGTTAGTATGCCATATTTATCTCTATAGCACGCAATGCAGTTTTCTAAAAATTCTTCTGTAACATCCAAATACTCTGCAATTTCATATTTATCTTTACAACCATGTTCGTAGGCTCTGATCAGACCGAATAATCCGATACTGCGGTTGTATCCCCAAAGCCTTGCCTGCCGTTCCTGTTTTCGATTACCGGTATATTCCATGTCGATAATATTACCAACAGAAGTATAATGATGACCGAGTTCTTCTGCCAGAACGCAGGCTTTTTCCGTGGTTGTATCTATATTGTCTTTGATAGCAATGGTACCATCACAATATAATCCCTTTATTTTTTTGCTTTTAAAAGGATAATCAATAACATCTATACCGTCTTTGCAGGCTTCTTCCTGTAGCTTCTCATATGTATTCATACAAACACCTCCCGCTCGAGTATATCAGATAAGCTGTCCTATAAATTACTTAACTCGTTTATTCTTTACGAATTCAGCAAACTGACGGATTTCATCTAATTCAGATTCTGTGTATTCATCACCATCGAAGTGAGCTGCGAGGATAGTTGGCTCATCGTGTTCATCGTCTGCCAAATAATCAATAGTGCATCCAAGATAAGAGGAAAGCTTTTTTAACGTGGAAAGTTTTACATTATCAGTTCCTTTTGTGTAAAACCCCGCTATGGTTGTATATGGAATTCCCGATTCTTTGGATAAGACGGATTTATTTATTCCTTTTTCAGCCATTAGGGCATCTAATTTATCAGTAAATGACATATCGCGTACCTCCTGTTACCTCTAATTATACATATAAAACAGACTTTGTAAAGTAAAAAATTACCCCACAAAGTAAAGAAATACAATTTAGAGGTTGACAAATTACCCTGCAACGTTTATATTATAATCACAAACTACCCTACAGGGTAATAATGAGAGGAGAGTGAAAATGTTTTCAAATTTAAATGCAGAAATGGGAAGAGCGAAATTGTCTATTAAAAGCTTATCTGAACTGACAGGAATAAATTATGAAACTTTGAAATTGAAGTTCAGAGGGGTAACAGAATTTAAGTTGTGTGAAATGGTAGAAATCAAGCGAAAAGCATTCCCAGACAAAACATTAGATTACTTATTTGCAACAGATGAAACAGGTTCAGAAGAAGGGAGGGAGTAAATTGGAAATCGCGGTTGGCCTGTATATTGTTGGAATTACTTTAATAATGGGATATCTGATAAACAAATATCCCAGAGAAACGATAGCTATTATATTCCTTTACATAATGGTGCTATTACAAGTTGTCCAAAAATATTTTCAACAGAAATAGTAAGAACAACATATACGCAACAATCAAAAGACGTGTGGACAAGAAACCTAGTATTAGACTGAAAAAGGCAATTGCTGGTAATTCAATCCATATACAAGCGAATATCATGCGGATTTTTGAATGATATTGTTCGTAGTTGATTCGATAAGAAATGCTGCGGACAGGAATATGGGCTTGCTTACATAATTTGTCATATGTTTTTGAAATTTGGTCACAAATTCGAAACCATTGATTATAGCCATATTTATTCTCCTGCAGAGCAGATGGTTTTTCAAGCCAACGAATCTCTTGACGTAAAACGGGGTCAATGAGAAGAGAGTGTGAATTTTCTAATTCATAGTATTTAGAAAGAAAGGGGGATATATCATCGAGAGATACTTTTTTGTAAAGAAAAGGTTCAATTTCTAAAAAGAGTGGGTGATAGACCTTATCGAGTCTTTCACGAGCTACAGTAGAGAGATTAGAGTTTCGACTAATTAGTAAAGTAAAGATGCCAAGCGTGAGCGTGACAGATGGTTCTAATAAAATATTTATAATTTTTCCTAAATTAATGCTTGATGCAAACGAAAGCATGTCAATTTTCCTTTCATCATTTGATAGGAAAATTATACCAAAGAACCGCAACAAGTACAAACCATTCCACATAACCTATAAAGAGGTGATGCAGTTTGAAACATATATTTATTTTAAGACTTATACGAAAAGAAGATGGAAGTCTTATTTCTGAAAGAGATATGGATACTATGGCGGAAAAAGATAAGGATGAAGCCGTGAATGAGTTAAACGGGAATTCTGTTGGATATTTAGGATACCAGAAGTAGAAAACCGCTTAGGCGGTAGAAGGGAGGACAAGCATGAAAAGAAGAGGACCAAAAAATAAGCTGCAGAGAGGTATAAGAGAACTACTAATCGGCTGTGTGATCGGTTGCGCGGTCGGTATATCATTCGACCTTATATTGTTCGCGTGGTTGATTCTTAGATAAGGGGGTGAGGACGTTGCAAGAGATACCACAGCTGATGGATGATCATGAATTCCGGAAAGAACTGGAAAGAATCCAGGAGCACTTAAATGCAATCAGTAAGGATTCGAATACCGTAGAGGTGCGGAGAAATTACCTGATCAGCTGGGTGACGATACCATCAGCAAAAATCTATACGCCGGATCAGTTAAGACAAATCTTTGATCTGACATGGAAATAAGAAGAGCACCCGTATAAGCCGGCAAGCTTTGGGCGCTCAGAAAATTAGTCAACTATATTATATGAGAAGAAAGGAAATTAGTCAAATGATTAAAGCAACATCACAGTCCGTTTGTAGCGGAATAACGGGATGCCAGGTAGAACTACTTGGATCAGGAGCAGAACTGATAAAGGAATATAAAGGAGTTACAGCGGCAATGTATAGATCACTTCGCGGACATATGCCGGAAGAACTGGCAAAGGAAGTTCTGATAAGTATTACAAAGGAAGCCATTAAACAGGCGGAGGAGAAAAGATGAAGACGCTGAAAATTACAACGGATAATAAGATATCTATCGTCGATGTAGATTTTAAGGATTTCAGATCTATTCAGCAGGCAGTCGGCGGATATTTCGAGACTGTGAAGACAAGAAAGATGTGGGACTACTTCAAAGCTCCGGTGATTATGCTGGTTGATGAGGAAGGGTTAATCAAAGGACTTTCTTGCAATGCAGTGGCTTCTGTATTCTATGGAATCGAAGAGCATGGTTGTATGATTGCCGGCGATGTGATCTTCGGGTTAGTTCTGGGAGAAGATATTATCGGATTTGGCAATCGGGATGCGGAACAGTGGATGGAAAAGATGTTAAAAGACTTCCCTGTATTGCAGAAGGAGAACAGTCATGAGTGATGGAAAGATACATATTCCGGCCAGAAGGAAACAGCCGGTAGATGATCAGATGGTGGTCAAAGTAACACCGGAAGCATATAACGCACTGGTAGAGATTTATAATGAATCAACTTTATCACTTAAGCAGATTGCAAGTCTTTTAATCGTAAAGGCGGCAGAGCAAGTGGTGTATGACAAAGAATAGTCGGAGGTAGAGATATGGCAACATTATATGAATTAACAGAGGAATATAGACAGCTTTTGGAGATGATGGAGGATGACTCCGTTGATCCAGAGGTGCTGCAGGACACATTAGAAGGTGTGGATGGAGAAATCGAAGCAAAGGCGGATAACTGTGCAAAGCTGATCCGTGAACTGAATGGTGTGACAAGTGTGATCAACGAAGAAATTGAGCGTTTAAAAGCGAGAAAAGACGTGATCTCCAACAATGCTGATAGAGTAAAAAAATATCTTGAGAAGGCAATGATCGATACCGGAAAGAGAAAATTTAAGACAGCTTTATTCGGATTTAATATTCAGAAGAATCCGGCATCAGTTGTAGTTGATCAGGAAGATAAGATTCCAGAAGAGTACTGGATTAAGCAGGATCCGAAGCTGGACAAGGCTTCACTCAAGAAGTGGCTTAAAGATAACCCGGCAGATTTTGCGCATTTGGAGCAGAGCGAAGGATTAAGAATTCGATAGGAGATATGGATATGTGGGAAGTAAGAGTAACGCAGAAATATACATCAGATCACGGAATTGATTTAGAAGAAACAGCAGCTTTCAGGGTACCTGAACTGACGGAAGCTGGTGAAATCATTAATACATTTAAAAAATACGGTATTGGGAAGATGAGTTATTCCATTACTCAGAAGCAGGAGGAAGAGGAAGATGAGTAAAGTTATTTGTATTATGGGAGAATCAGGATCCGGCAAAACAACATCTATGAGAAATTTAGATCCAAAGACAACATATTATATTGATGCTGATAAGAAAGGACTTTCTTGGAAGGGATGGAGAAAACAGTATAACAAAGAAAATAAAAATTATCTGGCATGCGATGATGCAAATATTGTCCGCCAGTATATTAAACGAATTGCAGAGGCTTGTCCAGGAGTAAAAGTGATTGTAATTGACACGGTCAACGGATTGATGGTAGCTGATGAGATGCGCCGGAGTAAGGAAAAAGGTTATGACAAATGGGTAGATCTTGCAGCGTGTGTCTGGGATTTGGTCTGCGAAGCATATACATACAGGGATGATCTGACAATTATTTTCACGGCACATACACAGACAGATCACGATGAAGCCGGTTATATGTTTACCAGAATCAAAACCTCTGGGAAGAAGCTGGACAAGATCTGTCTGGAAAGTAAGTTCACTACAGTACTGCTTAGCAAGTGCGTAGATGGAGCATATAAATTTGAAACTCAGGCAAACAATAGTACGGCAAAATCTCCAATGGGAGCATTTGACCAGATGGAGATTGATAACGATATTGTAGAAGTAATGAAAGCATTGGAGGACTATTAAAATGAGAAAACCGAATAATTATGAAAATACACAGGCTCAGGGAGAATTTACTCCCGTTGAGCTTGGAGGACATACACTGGTAATTAAACAGGTTGAGGAACGAATGTCAAAGACCAATAAACCAATGATTGTTGTGTTCTTTGATTTCGCTCCAGGAGATAAGCAGGCGGGATATTTTGCAGAATCGTTCAAGAATGATATTCGTCCAGACAAGAAATGGTCGAACCAGGCAACGCAATACATTCTGACAGAAGATGAGAATGGAGATTGTAGCCGTTCATTTAAGACATTTTTGACTTGCGTGGAACATTCCAACAAGGGATTCGCAACGCAGTGGGGAGATAATTTCGGTCAGCAGTTCAAGGGAAAACTGGTTGGCGGCGTGTATGGTCCTCAGATGGATTACTATGATGGCAGAGAGATGGAGAAGAGGGTGCTTCGTTGGTTTGTAAGTGTGGACAAGGTCGCTGATGCTGCAGTGCCGGATATGAACGAGACAAGAGCTTATAAGAATCACATTAATGGATATCCGCAAGGATCCACACCTGCAGGGGATGGATTTATGAATATTCCGGATGGCATTGATGAGGAACTGCCATTTAACTAGGAGTGATGTAAGTGGATATACAAATTGATACAAGAGAAAAGCAGCGTGCTATTCGCAAAATTCTTAAGACATTCGATGATAATGGCGTAAAGCATTTTTCAAGTAAATTATTGGTCGGTGATTATATGAGTCTGGATAACCCCAGGCTCATCATCGATCGGAAGCAGAATCTGCAGGAATTATGTGGGAATGTCTGCCAGCAGCATGAACGATTCAAAAGAGAGCTCCTGAAAGCAATTGATGCGGGGATACAACTTGTGATTTTGGTGGAACATGGTCCGGATATCCAGAGTCTGGAAGATGTGTGGTTCTGGGAGAATCCCAGGAAGCATGAAGTCCGGTGGCGCATGGTGAATGGTAAGCGAGAGAAGTATGTGGTATCAGCCAAGGCGGTTGATGGGAATCAGCTGTACAAATCCCTGTGTACCATTCGTGATCGTTATAATGTCCGATTTGAATTTTGTGAGAAAAAAGATACCGGCAAAGAGATCATGCGGATCCTATCAGGGGGGGGGCGGTGACCCCAGATGACCAGTGAGGAGATTAAACAAACATACAGTATGCGGGACATTTTAAATAAATGCGGACTTCCGCAACCGAACCGGTCAGGTTTTATTCAGTGCCCGTTTCATAAAGGCGATCGGGAAGCTTCCATGAAAATTTACGACAAAGATTTCAACTGCTTTGGATGCGGAGCAAATGGAGATATTTTTACTTTTATTGAAATGTTTTATGGTATTTCATTTAAGGAAGCTTTCCGGATGCTGGGTGGTGGCTACGATCCATCTTTTAAGTCTTCCCTGGCTGTTTATCATGCAAAGAAAGAGAAGCTGATGCGGGAAAAGCAGGAAGAAAGATTCCGGCAAAAACGAAAGCTAAATAATGATCTGATAGCAATATACCGGAAGTTTCTTGACCGGTCAGAGCCATTATCGGATGCTTGGTGTGATTGTTACAATGCACTGCAGCTTGAATTATATCATGCGGAAATATTAGAAGAGAGAAGGTGATCATATGGAGCCTTTAGCAAGGCTGGATAGTAAAAGCATATTGGCAGAGGATATCTTTTTAGAGATATTCGATCAGGAAGACGAGATAATGAAGGCTCGAATGATTCTTTCACTGACAGATCGAGCTGCAGAGCTTGGAGTAAAGAAGAAGTTCGAAGAGTTGTTAAAAGCATACAAGAAAGTGGATCGGGAGGCAAAGCAGCGGGAGCGCAAGAAGCCAATAGCAATGTTGGACAAGTGGACGAACTTTGAAGGACCATATAATAACATGTTCTGCGGAGCGTGGGTTGCCGGAGAAGATGGTATATTCGCACAGAACGACAGCCAAGTGGAAACAGTTGCGTGCTATCATCCAATTCTGCCAATAGAACGTATGAAGAACTTAGAGACTGGCGAAGAGCAGATTAAAATCGCATATAAACGAAATGGACGATGGGACGAGATCATTGTTCCTAAAACGATGGTGACGTCGGCCAGCAAGATTGTTGCTCTTTCTGGAAGAGGAATTTCTGTTACATCGGAAAACGCAAAGTTATTGGTGCGTTTCCTGTCGGACGTGGAAAATATGAACGACAGTCATATCAAGGTTCAGTATTCCACCAGTAAGCTTGGTTGGATCCAGAATGATTTTATTCCTTATGACACAGAGATTGTGTTTGATGGAGATCAGCGGTTCCGTCAGACCTATGACAGTGTATCAGAGCGTGGAAACTGGAAGATCTGGAAGAGCCATATGCAGAAGCTCCGGAAGTCCGGCCGGTTAGAAATAAAATTCATGATGGCTGCATCTTTTGCAAGCGTCTTAGTCAGTCTCCTGGGCGGACTGCCGTTTATCGTAGATCTCTGGGGCGAAACCGAAGGCGGTAAAACAGTATCACTTATGGTTGCCGCATCGATCTGGGCGAATCCTGATGAATCAGCGTATATCGGAGATTTTAAAACAACGGAAGTAGCACTGGAGGCAAAGGCAGACATGTTGAATCATCTGCCAATGATCTTGGATGATACCAGTAAAACCAGTAGTCGAATCCGGGATAATTTTGAAGGCATGGTATACGACATGTGTTCCGGCAAAGGAAAGAGCCGGTCAAACAAAGAACTTGGTATTAACCGGGAGAACCGGTGGCGGAATTGTATCCTGACCAATGGAGAACGTCCACTGAATTCATATGTATCCCAGGGCGGTGCAATTAACCGTATTCTGGAAGTTGAATGCAAAGATAATGTTTATGAAGATCCACAAGAGACTGCAGAGCTTGTAAAGAAAAATTATGGTTTAGCAGGAAAACGCTACATAGAAGCATTGAAAAGCATTGGAAAGGAAGAACTGCAGCGGATGCAGAAAGAATTTCAGAAAGAGCTTAAGGATGATGAGGCAATGCAGAAGCAGAGCTTGTCGTTGGCAATCCTTCTTACTGCAGATAAAGTAGCAACGGATTATTTGTTCCGGGACGGAGAATATATCACGATCAAGCAGGCAAAAACCGTTCTGATCAACAGGAATGATCTCAGCGATAATGAACGTTGCTACCGGTATTTGAAAGATAAGATTGCAATGAATGAACAGAAATTTGATGCGGAAAACAAAGTTGAGCAGTGGGGAATTCTGGAAGAAGGAAGAGCCATTATTTACAACCAGGCATTCAAGGATCTGTGTAAAAATGGTGGATTTTCTGACAAAGCATTCCTGTCATGGGCGGACCGGAAAGGTCTGATCGAGACACAGGGCGGACGAATGACAAAGGTGAAAAAGGTAGGCGGGAATCCGGTAAGATGCGTGTTCCTGAAGTTGAATGAGAATCTGGATGAGGATGGATTTGAGTCAGTAGAGACGATGGAAATGTATGAGCAGGAGGAGTTGCCATTCAAATAAAGTTACCCGTTACCCAAGTTACCGTTCAATTTTTACCCTTATAGAGGAGATAAAAATATGTGAAAGTGAGAAAAATAAGTTCCCCTACATGGGAAAATGTGTGGTAACTCGGTAACCGAACGGCGAAAAGTCCAGAAAACACAGTATTTTCAAGGTTTATAACGGTTTCCATGTTTTGGTAACGAGCACTCAAAACGGTAACATTCGGTAACAAAGGAGTGGAATATGGAAGAATATGATAAGCGAGTCACAGCAATGTACAACGATTGTTGGAAGTTATACAGAGATTACACAAAATCACATGACATGAGGCAGTTCAACGAAGCAAAGGATGCTGTGATTGAGAAATATGGAAGACAGTGTGATGTGATTGATCTGGTGTTGTGGATAGCGATTCGTGTACAGACTTTGCACGATATGTGGGAAAGGGAAAAGAAAGATGGAGGAAATTAGGTGGTACGAAAAACTTAATTACACAGAAACGAAAGATATCATCAAGGAGAAGCTGCAGAACATGTCGAGAGATTTTGTGGCAATAGGATTCTACCTGAAGCTGATCAGAGATAAAAGCTTATTCCTGGAAGATGGATATAAATCAATATGGGAATTTGCAGAAGATAATTACGGTATCAAACGATCAACAGCATCCAGATGGATGGCAATGAACGACAGGTTCTCCAAGAATGGTAATACACCGATACTGTCAGAAGAATATATAAGCTTTGGGAAAAGTCAGCTGCAGGAAATGTTATATCTGGATGATAAACAGATGGAAGAAGTAAAGCCGGATATGACGGCAAGAGAAATTCGTGGGATACGTACACCAGATCCTGAACCGGAAGAAATTGAAGAACAGATTCCGGAGCAAGTGCTAGGGCAGATGTGCCTGGAGGATTATCCGGAGATTCTTCCGGAAGAAAAACATGGTCCGGCAAAATGTATCACCGGAAAAAGTAAAAGTGGAATATGTGGAGCAGCTGCATATTGTTCAGAGAACTATAGCTGTTGTTTGGAATGTGACCAGAATTGCAATAGCAGGTGCGGATGGCTTGATGATGCGTGCGACGTCGCACAGGATAAACAGCAACCGTCAGTTAAGAATGTGAATATGGATTGTCCGCCAGATCAAGGTACTTGTCCAAGGCAGAACTGGGGGGACATCTCGTGAAGATCAGCATGAAGGACAGAAAGAATGTGCGAAGTGTTGGAATCATTATAAGAACTTGCACAAACAGGAGAAGGTGGAAGTTCCGGAAGAGAAAATGCTGGAAGTTGAAGAGAGAATTCCATCAGATCCTGTGGAGAAAGAGGTAGAGCCAGAGCCGGAGTTGTACGAAGAAGTATCTGAGAAAACCGATATCGATATTGCCAGGGAAGAAAATCAGAAAGCTCAGACATATCTGAAGATGGCTGAGAAAGAATTCGGTCAAAATGATATCAGGCTCCGGAAACAGAAGATATTAGTTGCAGCATTGGCCGGATATATTCACGATCTGGATACAGTGATGAATCCACCAGAAGAACCGAAACAGCCAGAACTTCCAAAACTCAAGAATAATGATCAACGGAAGGAATGGCTCGGAAATTACAAAGACTGGGGATTGTGGTATCACGATGATCGCATTGATGTGAATTATTACAAATATGATTTCGAGGATGGCAGTAGATTGGTGGTAGCTGAATACCCAAAGAGAAAGTATTACTGGAATTCAGGTGAAGTAGAAGATAGTCATTATTTCCATTTGCTGGAAAAGAATAAAAAGTACTACGGAAAAGAAAAGACATTCGATCAACAGTATGTGCATAACGAAAACAGTGAGACTTACTTGGTGGAATTCCTGAAGAATCTGCAGAAAGGGGCGAAATAAATGTTTACAGGAATTGACTTTGAAAAAGCAATAGATTATTACCGGAAGGGAAAAGAGGTCATCGTACTTGACAGAGCTTCAGTTGGGAAAAATGGAAAATCAGGATACGATACATTTCCGTTTGAGGAACTTTTTAAAGATCTTGATTTTCTGGTAGATGTGCCGGCAGTCATAAATCCGGATTTTGAACAGGCTGTGCAGGGGATGACAGAAGCTGATCAGGTAGATCCAGACGATATTATCCAGGTAGCGCATGAAACGCAGGAAGGTATTACCCCCCCCAACGGAGCCGGAGGAAAGGATGGAAGAAGAAACGATAGATCTTCCGGCGGACAATATCGAAGATAAGAAAGAGAAGATTCGGAAGCTGGTAGAGGAAGGATATACCAATCGTGAGATCGCTGATCGAACCGGTATCCCGTTCGGAACAGTCGGGTATCATGCAGCGAGATTCCGGAAGAAAGAAAAGGAACCGGTAGACAATTCAGACCGGCACCTGTGCAAGACTTGTAAGTTCCGGAGCAACCGGCCGACAGTGAATAGCTGTGATTATGCCGGACTTATGAACCACAGTCGTGGATGTAAGGTAGAGGAATGCACGAAGTATGAGAAAGGTGCGCGGATGAAAATAAAGGATGTGGAGGAATAGATCATGGAGAGATTAACACATGAAAGAAAAAGCGGAATGAAAACCGGATACTGGTCCCCGAATAAGAAACAGGAGCTGGTGGATAGACTGGCGATGTATGAGGACAGGGAAGATGCTAAGGACACAAATGTCCCTGGCAAATGGATTCCATGCAGTGAGAGATTACCAGAGAATGCAATGAATGTAATAGCGCAATTTTCAAGTGGTACAGTAACAGAATTAAGATATGCGGGAAATGGTATTTTTGAAGGAATCTATGAGTATTCAACGAAAGTAATTATTGCTTGGATGCCCCTGCCGACTCCGTACAAGAAAGGAGAATAATATGGATAAGACATATGCGCCGATAGAAAATAAACCACATGAGAAGATAAAGGTAGAGAGCATTGACATTGTAGTGACCGGGCCAAAAGAAAAACCATATTACTCTATTAAGTATAGAAAAGTAGGCAGTAACGATGATTGCATCGGGTACGGTTCGTATTCTCTAGAATATGTACTTGGATGGAGAGAACAGTGTTTTGAATTGGTAGAAAGAAAAAGTGACTGGATTCCGATAAGTGAAAGACTGCCGGATACGGATGAATATGTCCTGTTGTCATTCGAAAATTATACAATGGCAGCGATCGGACGCTATGAAGAAAATGATGAAGGCGGTACATTCTATCCGGGAGATGATGAAAAATCATATTCAAGCTATGGAATATTTGTCAATGCATGGATGCCATTGCCAGAACCATACAGGGAGGAACAATGAAGATAATAATATTCATCATTATCGCCTGCACGCTCTTTGCTGCTTGGAGCTTATGCATTGTAGGAGCAAGTGCAGATGAACAATTGGAAATGATATATGCCAAGGATTTGGAGAGAAAGGAGCAGAGGGAAAAGTTGAGTAGAGTAATACGGTGTGATAGATGTGGGAAGACGTATGAAAAGAATGAGGGATATCAAACAAGAGGTAGTGTTGAAGGCAGCGTGCTTTCTGGAATTACTACAATCACAGGTATGGGCCTAAGAGATGAAAGCTATGATCTTTGTGACGAATGTATAGGAGAATTACTTGATTGGCTGCGTAATGAACAAAACGACGAAGGAGCTGAGAAATGATTGAACAGAGGAAGAGACAGAAGACAGGTAAAGCTGGATGATCAGCAACACTATAAGGAGTTGGAAGAAAGTCATGATGCGAAGGCAAGTGAGAGATTCCATACACCACCAGCTTATCAGAGTTATTCGGTGGAGGATTACTTGCGGAAGATGGGAGTAGACATAACGAAGGGAGTAGATGCCGGTGGAGCAGAGACTGGAAGAAAACAATGTTAAGAATGAGAACAACCGGAAGAAGGAATATCTGAGAGGATACAGATCCAGTAGAAGACGTATCAACCGTATTGATGATGAAATTATTGAACTGAAAGAATTAGCTGCATCGGTGAAGGCAGTTGATTATTCTGGTATGCCGCATGGCAGTGGAAACCAGAAGGATCTATCTGATGAGCTGGCAAGGATTGATTCGTTGGTAGAAAAACTTGGGGCAGAAAAGGAAAGCTGTATTGAATCATATGTTTCTATCGAAAAACAGATCCAGCAGATAAAGAATGAAGATGAGAACGATGTGCTGTTCTACCGATACATAAAAGGATTACGTTGGTGGGAAATATCAGAAAAGATGGATTGTTCTGAAAGATGGGTTCATAAATTGCATGGTAGGGCGTTAGGGCATTTAAAATATCCAGAATAGTTCATTGCAGTTCAGTATGTAAGTCTGGTATCCTTATACTGGAATTGATGAACAGCAGATGAAAGACATTAGTTCCCCCACAACCTAATAAAACCGAGAGAGGACACCTGGTGATGCCGGGTGTCTTTTTCGTTGCATTTTAGGAATAATTAAATAGTAAAGAACATAAAGTGTTGAAATAGAGGTGATAAGTGATGTATTATAAAAGAAAAATACTAAGGAGAAATAGCATGAAACCACGTATTTTTGTAAGTTCAACCTTTTATGATTTGAAATATGTTAGGGAAGATTTATCTAATTTTATAAAAGCACATGATTTTGAACCAATATTATTTGAAGATGGAGATATTGGTTATGTACCGGGAAAACCACTTGATCAGTCATGTTATAAGACTATGCATAGTACAGACATGGTTTTATTGATTATTGGCGGAAATTATGGAAGTCCTGCAACGGGTGAGAAAAAAGAAGAATTTACAGAATATATGTCTGTTACCAGGAAAGAGTTTAAAGAAGCAGTAGATGCTGGAGTTCCAGTATATGTTTTTATTGACGATAAAGTATATGCTGAATATGGAATATATGAGCAAAATATTAATAAAATCGAAAATGAAAAATTGGAAATAGCATTTAAGAATGTTAAGAGTATAAATGTATTTCGTTTTATTAAGGAAATTCAAAATGTGGGGAATATTTGCATAACAGAATTCAATAAAACTATTCAAATAAAGATTTTTAAGTAAACAATGGTCAGATATGTTTAAAAATTATTTAGATATTTTGAAAGAAGAAAGAGCAGATAGAAAACTGGAAGATACAGTGGATGACATGAAAGCACTCATTAAAAGAATGGATACAATGTTAAACGGAATCGGAAAAAAAGTTCTTGGAGAAGATGAGCAGGTAAAATATGATGATGTGGTAAAACAAATTGAAATACAAACAATTTGCGATAGTCTAGCGGCAAGTTTAACGGTTGGAAAATTTGTACAAGATGACAAAGAAAAAAATATAGAAATGTACTTAGATGCAGTGAAGAATTTCTTGAATAGAATAGATAAAAAGGAACTAAATGAACGAGATAATCTTAATGATATATATGCGGATGAAATAATAACCAAACGCGGAGCAAGAATCTGTGGATTTTCATTAGAATTTGTAAAAGATATAGAGTTATTAAAAAAGATAAACAATAAAGATGTTTATGAAGCGGTAAAAGTAAACCTGTTAAATGATAAATATTATAATGTGATATTTATGTAATATATGTATTCAGAGGCACCCTCCGGGGTGCTTTTTTAATGCAAAAATAAACAGGAGGTGAGTCTGAGTGACTGAAAAACAGAAAAGATTTTGTGATGAGTATTTGATTGATTTGAATGCCACTCAGGCAGCAATCCGATCAGGGTATTCAGCTAAGACAGCAAAACAGATTGGACAACAGAACTTGACTAAACTTGACATTCAAGAATATATCAATAAAAGACTGGCTGAGAAAGAGGCGGAACTTATTGCTGATCAGGATGAGATCCTTCGGACACTGACCAGAGTTTTACGGCGGCAGGAGATGGATACGGTAGTCGTAACTTGTAAAGAGCGGAGTAGTAAGTACGACGAAAAAGGCAAAAAGGTGACCATCGAGAAAGAAGTTCCACAGTTAGTGCAGGTGCCGACAAAGGTGAGTGATCTAAACAAGGCTGCGGAGCTCCTGGGCAAGAGATACGCATTGTTCACTGATAAAGTTGAAACAGATGTAGATATGGACCTAAACATCACGATCGATTACGGTGAGGAGGATACCGGATGAAAATAAAGGTAGAAGCGAATGCTTGTTTCAAAGAGGTTGATCACAGTAAAAAACGATATATCGTGATGAAAGGTTCTGCCGGATCCGGAAAGAGCATGGACTCAGCGCAGAATTATATCATTCGTTTGATGAATGATCCGGGACGTAATCTTTTGTGCGTTCGAAAAGCAGATGTAACGAATAGAGATAGCACTTTTGCAGAATTGCAGAGTGCTATTTTTCGTATGTTCGGAGAAAGCTATAAGAAGTATTGGTACATCAATACTTCAAATATGCTCCTGGAATGTAAGAACAATCATAACCAGATCATCTTCCGCGGAGTAAATGACGAGAAGCAACGTGAGAAGCTTAAATCAATTACCTTCAAGCGCGGGAAGCTTACCGATGTTTGGATAGAAGAAGCTACAGAGATTACACAGTCAGATTTTGAAATTATCGATGACCGACTTCGAGGTATATTGCCGAAGGGATTATTCTACCAGATTAGGTTAACATTTAATCCGGTGTCATCACATCACTGGATTAAGAAAGTGTTCTTTGATCGTGTTGATCCGGATGTACTGACGCATCAGTCAACCTACGAGAACAACCGGTTCATTGATGAAGCGTATCACAGACGTATGCTCCGGCGTAAGGAAGTAGATCCTGAAGGTTATCGGGTGTATGGTCTAGGTGAATGGGGAGAGGTTGCCGGTCTTATCCTTAAGAATTATGTCATAGAGGAATTTGACCGGAATCCGGAGAACTATGATTACATTGTGAACTCACAGGACTTTGGCTTTAACCATGCCAACTGCATCGGCGAGGTAGGCTTCAAGGATGGAGATCTGTATCTCTTCCAGGAACTGTATGTGTATGAGATGGATACAGAAGAAATCATTAAGCTTGCCGCCGGAAGATTCAACAAAAAACTAAGGATGTGGTGCGATTCTGCGGAGCCGGACCGTATCAAGATGTGGCAGAAAGCCGGATACAGGGCAAAAGGAGTCAATAAAGAGACAAACAGTGTTCATGCTCAGATAGACTATTTGAAGCAACACATGATTCACATACATCCGTCCTGTGTGAATACCATAAAGGAAATACAACAATGGAAGTGGAAGAAGGATGAGCGTACCAACACTTATCTGGAAGAACCAGTTCCATTTTTTGATGATGCAATGGCTATGCTGCGTTATTCCATTGAGGAAGAACGTAAGGCTAAGCCGAAATTAAACAGAAACCTGAAAGGAGGACTGTAAAGTGTTATTTCGATTACCGTCAGAGGAAGAACTGACAGATAACAAACTGAATGAATTTATAGCAAAGCATGATGCAGAGTGTGCCTTTCGGTTTAAACGTTTGAAAGATGCATACGAAACAGACTACCAGATTTTCCACCAGAAACCAAAGCCGAATTATAAACCGGACAATCGTATTGCTGTGAACTTTGCAAAGTATACGGTAGATACATTCAACGGATTCTTTATCGGAAACCCAATTAAAATATCTGTGGATGATGACGCTACAGATAATATCAAAAAATATGTAGAGTTCCTGGATCAGTACAATGATCAGGACGATAACAACGCGGAGCTGTCGAAGATCTGTTGCATTTATGGCAAAGGATACGAGATGTATTACGTGGATGAACTGGGAAATATCGGGATTACATATCTGACACCATTTGATGCTTTTATGATCTATGATGATTCGGTATTGTGCGGAGAACGGTACTTTGTTCGACTGTACATAGATTCGAATGACGTTTTGCACGGTAGTGTATCCGATGCGGAGAAGGTACGTTGGTTCACCCAGAAGGGAAAGCTTATCTGGGAGGAAGAAGAAAAGATACATGGATTTGACGGAGTGCCGGCTACAGAGTATGTGGAGAACAAGGAGCGAACATGTATCTTTGAACCGGCGATGTCAATGATTGATGCTTATAACAAAGCTATCAGCGAGAAGGCAAATGATGTGGACTATTTTGCAGATGCCTATATGAAGATACTTGGAGCTACGCTGGATGATGACGACGTAGAGCATATTCGGGATAATCGTATTATTAATTTTGATGAAGATGCGGATCGACTGATTGTAGATTTCTTACAAAAGCCGGATGGAGATACCACGCAGGAGCACCTGATTGACCGTCTGGAGAAATTAATATTCCAGATCAGCATGGTTGCTAATATCTCAGATGAGAACTTTGGTACAAGCTCGGGCATTGCCATGAAGTATAAATTACAGGGAATGAACAACTTGGCGAAGACGAAGGAGAGAAAGTTTACATCTGGAATGAATCGGAGATATAAGTTGATTTTTTCGAATCCAATATCTGCAGTATCTGGAGTGAAAGAAGATGACTGGGTGAAACTGCATTACCATTTCACACCAAATATTCCATCGAATGTACTGGAAGAGAGTCAGATCGCCGGCAACCTCGAAGGAATTGTTTCACAGGAGACACAGCTTGGTGTATTGTCTGTCGTGGATAATGTGCAGAATGAAATGAAAAAAATCGAAAACGAACAGGAAAAAGCCAAGACGGATCCTGTTATGACACAAATGTTCGGAGGTGCAGGTGATGGCAAGCCAGGAGTACTGGAAGAACCGGGAAACGGAAGCAAAGAAACATAATATTCAGGAAGAAGCTGAGTATAATCGTAAGATCAAAGAGATCTATGCCAATATGATGGACGAGATCAATAAAGAGATCAACGGATTCTATACCAAGTATGCTGCTAAAGAAGGTATTACGATGGCTGAGGCAAAGAAGAGAGTAAGCAAGTTGGATATTGCAGCATATGAACGGAAAGCAAAGAAATATGTTGAAACAAAAGATTTTTCCGATCGGGCGAATGAAGAGATGCGGATCTATAATCTGACCATGAAGGTGAACCGGTTAGAACTCCTGAAGGCGAATATCGGTCTTGAGATGGTATCAGGGTTTGATGAGATGCAGAAGTATTTCGATAAGAAGCTGACTGACAGAACACTGAAAGAGTTTCAGAGACAAGCCGGTATTCTTGGTAAGTCCGTTCTCAAGAATGAGAAATACGCTCATGCAATCGTGAATGCATCATTTAAGAATGCGACATATTCGGATCGTATTTGGATGTATCAGGGAATGCTCAAAGCAGAGCTGGAAGGATTACTTGCATCAGGACTGATCAGAGGACAGAATCCGAAGAAACTTGCAAAGCATCTGGAGAAGAGATTCGGTGTCAGTGCTTATAATGCGCAGAGGCTCATGACGACAGAGCTTGCAAGAGTGCAGACAGAGGCTCAGAAGCAGTCTTTTATCCGTAACGGCTTTGATGAGTATGTGTATGTTGCATGCACAAAAGGCGATGTATGTCCGATTTGCAAAGGACTGGACGATAAGCATTTCAAGGTAGATGATATGATGCCCGGTGAGAATGCTCCGCCAATGCATCCGAACTGTCATTGCAGCACAGCCGCATATATGGATAATGAGGCTTATGAGGAGTGGATAAACAGTTATCAGGAACATGGATTGAATTTCGAAGATTGGAAGGCTTCAAGGGAAAGTGAAGAAAGTAAAAAGAAATATAAATATGCTGATACAGTTGTGAAGAAATTGCTTCTTACGTCTTCGGAGTACCGAAAGAAATTTAATCAGGTATCCGGCAATTCAAAGGTGAATCGTAGAGCATGGAACATTTCCAAGGATATGCTAAGTCATAGATCTGGTACAAAGTTTGAAGATTTGGCATTTATCAATGTAGTTAATGGGAAATATGCAGTGAACAAAGACTATAATGTAGAGAGCAAGGCGAAGATGAATAAGCCGATGAAGCAGTTGCTGGAAGAGTCAGAGTCAGGAACGATTATCGCGATACATAATCATCCAGGCAGTAGCGCTCCGAGTCTTGCAGATTTGATGACTTGTGTGAAACGAGGGTACAATTTTGGACTGGTAGCTTGTCATGACGGTAAGGTGTACAAATATTGGGTAGATAAGAATAAATTCAATTCTGTGAATGCTGGATTTGCCCTTGACCGGATGGAAACGCAAGGGTATGATAAAGAAGTAAGAACATGGCTAGAACAAGCAGGAGTGTATTTGGAGGTGTGGTAGCATGGATGAAGTGTATAAAAGAATATGCGATAAATTGGGTTGTGAACCTAAAGATATTGCAATTCCGGAGTTCAATACAGAGGATGATTCATGGGAAAGCCCCTTTAAAGTATTGACTAATGAAGAAATGAATTATATAGTGAATCACGGCTGCCTGCCAGGAATTGAACCAATTCAAAAGTAGCGATGCTGGAATATCTTTGGAGGTGCTTTGATATGGCAGTTGATAAAGAATATGAAAGAATATGCAAAAAACTGGGATTCATTCCATCAGAGTATAAATATGATGGAATGATAGAAGAAGACGATACTTGGGTAAATCCATTCTCGGTTTTAACTGTAGAAGAAAATGATTATCTGTATGAAAACGGATATTTATATCAGAAATAAGTGTCACTAGTTAAAATGAGTAGAATGGATATGAAGTAATGTGGTATGGAAAAATGACACAAGAGCTGGAAAAGCTATATGACGATTACTACAAAATGTTTGACCGTACTCCTGATGGATATATGGAGCTGGAATACGGAGAAGGCTCATATAAAGCATATGTGAGAGATATTAAAAAATCATTAAAGCTGAAAAAAGAATTGCCAGAGTTTGTAGAATAAGTGTAAATTACTTCAAGAGTAAGGAAGTGAGATAAATGGCTCAAAATGATTATTTTGTGATTGTATACCGAGTTTTAAAGTACCTTTACGATTGCCTGAAAAAAGGCGAAAAGCCAGAAGTTGAGTATTTAGTTGCATCGACGTACAATATTCCAGAAAATTATTGGATATACATTCTTTTAAGCTTGATTAACGAAGAGTATATTAAAGGGATTAGGGTTGATTCCACAAAAGACGGAGTAATTTTTGGTGATTTGCAAGAAGCTATTATCACTCCAAAGGGAATAGAGTATTTATTTGAAAATTCATTGATTGAGAAAGCCAAGAAAACATTGAAAGATGTAAAAGATATGATACCGTTTATTTAGAAAAGCCACTGATCATAATGATTGGTGGTATTTTTGTACTCATTTTTAAGAAAGGAAGAGGTAAAAGAACATGAGATTTGACAAAGCATTTAAAATAATGAAGCAGGGAAGCAAAGTGAAACTTCCATCTTGGGGCGGCTATTGGTTTTGGTCAAAAGAGAAACAGACTATTATCATGCGCACAAAAGATGGCGAAGAACTGGATATCAGAGAGACACAGATTCCAGATTATACGTTTGGAAATATCTGTTCTGATGAATGGGTGCTGGCAGATGGAGAAAATTGTCCGGAACTGGGCGGAGAAGCTACATTTTCATTTGGGGAAGCAATTAAATATCTGAAACGTGGAATGAAAGTGGCGCGTAGAGGTTGGAATGGAAAGGAACAGTACATCCAGCTTGCAGCCGGAATTTCATATAAAACGGCAGATGGTGATATTGTAAATTGCGAGCATGATGCCATCGGAAACATGGCTATTGCGTTCTGTGGAACATCTGGTGTTCAGATGGGATGGTTAGCGTCTCAGGCTGATATGCTGGCAGAGGATTGGAAATTTGCAGAATAGGAAAGGCGGTGATCCAACATCTCCCACCGACAGGGAATAGCCGGAAAGAAAAGGAGTGATGTAAACTGATTGAAGTAACCGTCCGCAAGGATGAAATAAAGATATCCGGACATGCAAATTATGCTGTTTCCGGATCAGATATCGTCTGTGCCGGTGTAACAGCACATGCACAGACACTGATCAAGTCTATAAAGGACCTGACAGACGATAAAATTGAATATGAGATATCTCCCGGAAGGGTGGATATAAAGTATGGGAATCTATCAGAGAAGTCGAAAACTCTGGTGGATTCCTTTTTCATTGGCATCTGTATGATTGCCGAGGAGTTTCCGGAGTATGTCCGGATCATGTAACTTAATGTGACCGGGATGTCGTTAAACTACACATTCAAGATGCAACGACCTGGGCTTAAATGAATGGGGCGGGGCGGAAAGGATAGATAAGATGAAACACATGAATAATCACTGGAGAATTCCAATGAGTAACCTGCAGTTATTTACAGAGCCTGGAGGAGACGGCGGTGGATCCGGAGAAGGAGACGGTGCTGGAACTGGAGGAGATCCTGGAAGTAACAGCAACACAACAATGTCATTTGATGATTTCCTGAAGTTGGAAGGCAATCAGTCTGAGTTCGACCGGCGTGTCCAGAAGGCTGTTAATACGGCTGTGACAAATGCACAGACCAAATGGAAGACACTGACGGATGATAAGGTATCAGAAGCAGAAAAGCTTGCTCAGATGACCAACGAGGAAAAAGCAAACTACAGGGCGAAGAAAGCGGAGGATGCTCTAAAAGAAATGCAGCGCCAGAATGCCAGATCGGACATGGCGAAAGAAGCTCGCAAGATGCTGGCAGATGAGGATATCAACATTCCAGATGAACTGGTTATGAATCTTGTAGCAGAAGATGCAGATGGAACCAAGGCGGCAGTGGAAGCCTTTTCTACTATGTACAAAGAAGCTGTCCAGAAAGCAGTGAAAGATGCCTTAAAAGGAAAACCTCCAAAAGCCGGTAACGGTGGAGATAAACCACCAATGACAAAAGAACAGATATTAGCAGTGAAGAATCCGTCAGAAAGACAGAAGCTGATCGCTGAGAACATCACATTATTTCAGTAAGAAAGGAAGTATGAAACATGCATGATATTAGAAGATTAGGTCTGCAGGTATTTGCAGCACCGAATAACCTGACAGGAGAAGTGCAGATCGAGGTAAAAGCCAGAGAGATTGACTTTGTCACATCTTTCGGAAAGAATCTGCAGGCACTGTTAGATATTCTGGGGATCACCAGAATGATCAGAAAGGAAAACAATTCGGTATTAAATACCAAAACGGTAAAAGGTGAACTGCAGTCAGGGGATGTTGGAGAAGGCGAAGAAATCCCGATGTCCAGATACACAGTAGAAGAAAAGCCTTTTGATACGATCAAGATTGAAAAATATCGTAAAGGCGTATCTCTTGAAGCCATTTTGGAAAAAGGTTATGAGGCGGCAGTACAGGATACGGATGATGAGTTCAAGTCCGATCTGCAGAATGTAGTGACTGATAAATTCTACACACAGTTAAAAGCCGGATCTCTTACAGGACACGAAACAACTTGGCAGATGGCTGTTGCAATGGCAATCGGAAAGGTTGTGGCTAAGTTCCAGAAGATGAAGAGAACGGCAACCGGAGTAGCTGTTTGGGTAAATACTCTGGATGTGTACAAGTATCTCGGTGCAGCAGATATTACACTGCAGACAGCATTCGGCTTTAAGTATCTGACAAATTTCCTTGGAGCGGATGTGGTATTTGTTACTTCTGAGATCCCGCAGAATGTTGTAATTGCAACACCGCTCAACAATATGATTGCATATTATGTTGATCCGGGAGATTCAGAGTTTGCTAAAGCTGGACTTGGATTCACAACAGATTCAGAGACAGGATTTATCGGATTCCACTCAGAAGGAACATACAGCCGTATGATTTCCGATAACTACGCAATCATGGGCTTACGTCTGTTCTGTGAATATTTAGATGCAATCGCATACATTTCTGTAGGCGAATCTGATACACAGACCTTAGGAACATTAAGCGTAACGTCAGAGGCTGGATCAGAAGCAGGGGATACAAAGCTGACAGTGAAAGAGCAGCTGCTGTCACCAAGAAACTGCTGGAAATACAAAGATGCTGCAGCTGCAACAGCAGTAACTTACGGTATGGATGTTAAGAACTGGTCTAAGTGGGACGGTGAATCAGAGATTGCTTCGACAGCAACTCACCATATCACACTGGTCGAGTGTGATCAGAACTACAAAGCTGTTCGTTCCGGTGATGTGACTGTAACGGTTAATCCGGGAGCATAGGAGGTAAAAAAGTATGTATAAGGTAATCAAGCATTTTATTGATCTCCATGATAACGATCATTCCTATAACGAGGGAGATATCTTCCCTCGTGAGGGAGTAGATGTCAGCGAAGAAAGGCTTAAGGAGCTGGCAGGTAGCGACAATAAGCAGCACACTCCATTGATTGAACTTGTGGAAGAAGATCCGGACAATACAGCTGGTGCAGATATTGCAGAAAAACCACCAAAAGCCGGGAAGAAGAGATCTGAGAATAAGGTGCCCGAAAATAAAGAGCCGGCAGAATAGGAGGATCGTATGATTGAAGATCTGAAAGCCTTGTTGGGACTGCCGGAAGAAATAGACGGAGCCTTGGAAAATAAATTACTGCTGATTTTAAAGGCCACCAAGCAAAGACTGCGCTTTCTTCTCGGGGGATTGGAACCTCCGGAAGAGATGAATTATATCATCCTAGATGTGTCAATCATACGGTTCAACAGAATCGGTTCGGAAGGACTTTCCTCTCACAGTGTTGAGGGAGAAAGCCTTTCTTGGTCAGAAAATGATTTTGCGGGATACATGGATGATATCCGGGCATATCTGGATGATCAGAAAGAATCAAAGAAAGGTAAGGTGAGATTCCTATGAGATATGACACACCAATATACTTCCAGAAACTCACCCCTGGAGAGTATGATCCAGCTACCGGTAATTATGGAGAAGACACGATATCGGAAGATATGAAGTCTGCCTCAGTCATGGATACCGGTACGAATACGATGATGCTTGTCTATTCCGGAATTAAGGAAGGCAGCCTTACCATTCACCTGCAGAATCATTATGACCGGCCATTTGACAGGATTCGAGTAGGAAAAAAAACATATGGTGTAGATTTCAGCAGGGAGCTTCGGACGAAGCAGGTGTATGTTGTGTCGGAGGTGGTGTGATGGGAGTACAGGTAATCGGTTTTGATAAATTAGAAGCCAAATTGACAAAAAATATGGATCTGTCAGCTGTTAGAACAGTAGTGAGAAAAAATGGCTCAGAAATGCAGAAGAAGGCACAGAAAAATGCACCTGTTGATACCGGTCATTTGATGCGTAGTATTGATTTGGAAATTACAGATGGAGGTAAGACTGCGGAAATAGAACCGACGGCTAACTATGGAGCATATGTAGAACTTGGAACCAGATTTATGAATGCCCAACCGTATTTGAAGCCAGCATTCGATGAACAGAAAGGTAAATTCAAATCCGATATGAAAAAACTTGTGAGGTGATAATCATGGATCCACAGCAGGAATTGTTCAGTACTGTTTTGGTGGCATTGAAAGAAAAATATAAGGATACGGGGGTTGGTGTGTATGATACGGTTTTACCGCCGAAAGACACGCCATATCCTTTTGTTTATCTGGCAGACTGTTCAGAGAGTGATCAGGCTACAAAAAACGAGATTATCGGCGAGACTAATCTGACGTTGAAAGTCTGGCATGATAATGTACGGCAGAGAGGAATAGTGTCGGGGATTTTGGCAGATATCAAGAAAATCTGCAGATCTATCGAACATACAGAACATTATGCTTGGAATATGCAGAGACCAACACAGAGAATCCTTCCGGATGATACAATGAAACAGCCACTTCTTATGGGAATCCTAGAAGTAGCATTTAAATTTAGTTAGGAGATGACAATAGTGAAGAACAGAAAGTTATTTGGACTGCAGTTATTTGCGGAAGTAGTACCAGGTAAAAAGATTGTGTATCTGTATCGTATCCTGAGTACGGAGAAAGATCATGATGCAACGGCACTTGCATTTACAACCGAGAATGAGCGTACCAAGTCAAAAGATGCTGATACAACAGCAACAAAAGATGGAACGGTGCGTACTCCAGGGACAGCAGAGGTGGAAATCACAGCTTCCAGTCTTCTGAAAAAAGGAGATAAATTTATTGATGAACTTGAAGCAGCGCTTGATGATGATGAAAAGATGGAAATCTGGGAGGTAAATCTGGCAGAACCACAGGCAAGCTCGAGCAATAAGTTTAAGACAAAATACTTCCAGGGATATCTTACAGAAATTGATAAGACATCCAATGCAGAGGATAATGTTGAGTTATCGTTGACATTTGGGCTGGAAGGAAAAGGCGTAGATGGCTATGCAACGGTTACTGCAGAACAGCAGGAAGTAGCAGCATATGTATTTGCAGACACTCAGAAGACAGGAGCTTAAGAGGACGAGAAGATTCGTCCTCTTTTTGATGTGCGACATCGCACAGAAGGGAGATAAAACAATATGATGGAACTTACAATCAATGGAACAGTATATCAGTTTAAATTCGGAATGGGATTCTTAAGAGAAGCAAATAAGCTTACCGTAGTTCCGGTTCAGGGAATGCCGGGAACCACAAAAGAAATAGGAGCAAGGTATCTGATCGCTAGTGTTGTGGTTGATCAGGAACCGAACGCGCTGGTAGATCTGTTAGATTTGGCAAATAAGGGAGAGAATCCAAGAGTAACAAAGACAATGTTAGATTCTTACATTGATTCGGAAGAGGTAGACATCGATGAACTCATGGAGAAAACAAAAGATTTTTTATCGAAAGCAAATGCTACCAAGAAAGCAGTGAAAGAGATTTTGAAAGAGTACGAAGAACAGATGGCGAAGAAGAAGGCTCAGGAGCTGTAGAAGAAGACCTATATAAGACCGTAGCAAGGAATTGCTTCCGGTATTTTGGCTTCACGTCATTTAAACAGGTGGATCAGCTGACATTGGCAGAATATGAACTTATGATGGAGGCTTTAGAGCTTCGGATGCTTGACGAGAGTTTACATGAACATCGTCAGGCATTTTTGAATTTTGCGGTAAAGGCAGAAAAGAAAGCCGGTAAAGGCAAGACCAAACCAGTTTACAAGAGATTCCGGCAGTTCTTTGATTTTGATAAAGAACTGAGAAAGATGAAGAATCGAAGGAAACCATCCAGATTTACTGGAATAACCAAACTGCTGAATAGAGAGGAGTGAGAGGATGGCAGAATCGTATAGTGTAAAAGCAATATTATCAGCGCAGGACAAAAACTTTTCGTCCGTTATGAAATCATGCCAGGGATATGCAAATAATCTGAAAACTACTCTCACCGGCGGTCTTGGATTTGGTGCAATGGCTGCAATCGGTGGAAAGGCGATGTCGCTGGTGACAAATTCAGTCAGTGATTTGTCGAAAGAGACGATAGAAACATCGGATTCCATGTATAAGTTGCAGGCAGCTATGAGATTTTCCGGGTATTCCGAAGCGGAAATACAGAGAATAGCCGGAGCAACAGGTACATTAAAAACATATGCAGATAAAACCGTATTCTCCCTGCAGGATGTTATGAGTACATTTGGGGCGTTTTCTGCAAATGGAATCAAAGATGCAGATAAGTTGACGGAAGCAGTTGGTAATGCGGTTGCTGTATTTGGCGGAGGCGCAAAGGAATATTCCTCGGTAGCACTTGCGGTTTCACAGGCAATGGCGGCAGGAGCTTTACATGCGCAGGATTGGAATCAGATCATTAATGCCAGCCCGCAGCTTGCTGGAGGCTTACGGAAAGAACTGATTAAGCTGAATCCAACATTAGGGAACGACTTCAAAGGAGCAATGGAAAAGGGTGCAATTACCGCAGATATGCTCGGACAGGCCATCAATAATATCGGCATGACTGATATGGCAAAAGAAGCAGCTACGTCCGTAACAACGTTTGAAGGTGCTATGAGTAACATGGAGGCATCTGCAGTAAGCGGGATGATGAAGCTTTATGATACTTTCGCAAAGCCTAAAGTGATTGATGCAATCAATGGGATGACCGGTAAGGTGGAGGCGGGATTTGACAAATTGTCCGTTGGAATTCCAAAAGCAATCGAACTTATATCTCCATACTGGAACGTGCTGAAAACAGATGCAAAAGAGGTAGGGACAGCCTTTGGAGAGGCAGCTGGTGCGATTATTGACGAAGTACAGGAACTTACCGGAGCATTTGGAAAAAAGGAAAGTGTGGATAATTTCTCTGAAAGCATGGGAACAGCAACAGGTGCATTGACTACATTTGCGGATTTTCTAAAAGATCATGATAAAGAAGTGGCAAAAGCAATTACACTGTTACCGAAATTATATGTTGCTTTTAAAGGCTTTAAAATAGTCAGTGCAGTTGCCCCTGGTGTCAAAACTTTTGCGGGCGCAATTGTAAGCATGACAGGAAAAGGAATAGCGACACTGGCAGGTAAGTTATTTGGCGTAGCAGCGGGTGAAAAAGCGGTAGGCACTGCAAGTAAAGAATCATCAGGAACTATCCTAGAATCAGCAAAAGCATTTGTAGCGATCGGAGCGGGAGTAGCATTGATAGCGGCAGGATTTTCCCTTTTGGCATATTCAGCCGTGCAAATCGCACAAGCTGGACCACTGGCAGCAGGAGTACTGATCGGCATGACGGTTGCAGTGGCAGGCTTAATGGTTGTTGCCAAAAATGTGGCGCCGGCTATGACGGCCGGAGCAACCGGATTCATTGCCTTTGGTGCAGCTGTCCTGATTGCGGCAGCGGGAATTGCTATATTATCACTGGCGGCTGTTAATCTGGCGAATGCGGGACCACTTGCTATAGGATGTATGATTGGCATGGTAGCGGCTATTGCCGGACTTGCCCTTGGCGCAGCAGCACTTGGACCAGCATTGACAGCCGGAGCAGTAGGTCTCGTTGCCTTTGGTGTAGCTATATTACTGGTTTCAACCGGAGCACTGCTGGCGAGTGTTGGGCTTGCCATAGTAGCAGGTGTGCTTCCGACCATTGTGCAATATGGAATTCAGGGAGCGGCTTGCATCGCAACCCTCGGAGCAGGCATGATCGTATTTGGCGCTGGGGCTACAGTAGCCGGAGCGGGATGCATCGTCCTTGGTGCAGGACTTGTAGTGGTAGGTGCAGGGCTTACATTAGTTGGCGCAGCTGTCCTGATTGCGGCAGCGGGTGTGTTACTTCTGGCAGCGGGAACACTGGCCCTTGGCGCCGGTCTTACGGTAGCTGGGGCAGGACTTCTATTGATGGGAGCTGCATTCCCTGCTGTATCATCCGGAACTTTAGCAACAGTAGGAGCACTGACAGCCTTAACAGCATTATCCTTAGGTCTTGCAGCCGGAATGGGCGCATCAGCTGTTGCGGTGGTTGCATTTGGAGCTGCTATGGCTGGTGGCGCAGCTGGCACGCTTGCGATGGTGGTAGCATTAAAGTCTGTTAATTCAAGTATGAAATCAATTGCCGGCAATGCCAAAAGCGCCCAAAGCTCGCTCACGAGTATGCGAGCCAGTGTAAATGTGGTAAATTCCGGATTGGATGCGTTGGGAAGTAGAGCAAAGTCGGCAGTTAATACATTGGTAAGACAATTTTCAAACGCAGAAGGAAAAGCAAGGAGCTCCGGGAATGCTGTTGGAAACAACTTCAATAACGGAGTCCGCAATGGAATGAACCGGGCAGTATCCACAGCAAGATCCATGTCTGCATCCACGGTAGTGGCAATGCGATCAGCCGGATCCGGTTCATACAGCTGTGGTGTGTATATAGGCGCTGGTCTTGCAAATGGTATGGCGAGTCAGGTCGGACGTGTAAGATCTGTCGCAGCGCAGTTGGCAGCTGCAGCAGAGGCGGCAATTAGGGCGAAGGCGCAGATTCACAGTCCGTCAAGGGTGTCTGACAAATTAGGTAGTTATTTTGGCATTGGATGGGTTAATGCAATATTAGGAAAAGTTAAACTCGCAAGAAAAGCTGCAGCGCAGCTGGTTCAAATACCAGAGCTGGCAACAATACCGGATATTGGCATGAATATTCGAACAAGTATCGATGATTTGAATGATGATTATGAATACACCAGAAATGAAACTTATACCATTTACATCCCTGTCGAAGTAGATGGCCGGCAGGTGGCAAAGGCAACGGCGAAATACACCAAAGAAGAAATTGAACAGCAGCAGAAAAGAGATCTTCGAAAGAAAGGCATGAGATAAGGAGGGCAGATATGTATAAATTTGTAGACACTACAGAGAGACAGGAAGAGCAGATACTGCCCTCCGAAGCTCTCAATTTTAACGGAGTCTATTTTGAAAATGTAATCCCCGGATATCGGACACTATATGTGTCCGGCCGGGAGATGATCGAAACAGAAATTACAGATTTGGATACGGAGATTATGGATGGATCCAGATATCGAAGAAAACGGTATAAGCCGAGAACGATCACTGTCGGGTATCAGCTGATCGCTAAGAGTAATGCGGAATTCCGGAATGCTTATAACAAATTGAATTCATTACTTGATGTGGCAGAAGCGAAGCTGATCTTCTTGGACGAACCGGATAAGTATTATGTTGGAACGAAGGTGAATGCCGGCGATGTGCCGCATGGCAGGAATGCGATCACTGCAGAAATTGAGTTCTATTGCTCAGATCCATTTAAATATTCCGTAGAAGAGTACGAGGTTGCGCCAACTGCAGATGACGGGACAACATTTGTTGTTGATTATAAAGGAACGTATAAAGCACATCCAACGTTCGAAGCAGTGATGGAAAATGGAGAGAATGGATTTGTCGGATTCGTTGATCAGGATAAACATATTTTACAGTTCGGAAACATCGAAGAGGAAGATGGGGAGACGTACAAAGAAAATGAGACATTGGCTACGCTTCAGGACTTTTTCAATGCACCGGATGATACATCTGGAACGGATTTTATGCATCCTTTCTACGGAGCAAAAGGATCCCTCGGAACATCAACATGGTTTAATACCAAGTTCCTCTCTTTGAAGTCTGCAGGGCAACAGGTTGGCCGCGCAAACGGTGGACTCAGAACCATCATTCTTCCGGCGGACTCAACCGGTGATCAGGAAGGGTGTCAGAACTTTTATTCTTATTTCCATATCCTGTTTTATGCTGGATTGATGGGACAGACCGGAGAAATGTGTATTAACTACCTGACAGCGGACGATAAGCTTATTGCCGGTGTGAACTGGTATAAATCGGATATGAGCGGAAATACAGGACATTATGATCTAGTCTGCTACAATCCGAACAAGAAGAGTACCGATCAGCAGGCGGGACGTGTGCTGAAAACGTACACTTATATGACAAGTCATCTGCGGAAGCAAAATCCGTGGTACTGGAACTGGGGACATTGTGATCTTAGAAAAGAAGGCAGTAAACTTACATTTTTCTATAATGGCAGTTATCCGAGCTTCAATATTCCGGAAATAGCGGATATGAAATGTGCCAAGATTCAGATTGCGATTAAGCAGAGAGGAACAAGATCAGGGAATAAGTATCTTACATACAACGGGATCAATGCTTTTTATTTTCAGAAGTTACATGTAGAAAAATGGAGAGATGTACCGAATAAATTTGCGCAGGACTGCAGTTTGATTGCAAATTGTTCAGATGGATCAATTCGGATGAATGGTCTGCCAAAGCCGGATCTGGGAGCTCTTGGGAATGACTGGGAAACATTTTGCTTGAAGCCGGGAGTTAATCAGGTTCAATGCTTGTGCTCCAGCTGGGCGAAGAAACCGACGTTTAAAATGAAGTACAGGGAGGTGTTCTTGTGATCATATATTTTGCTGACAGGGCAATGAACATTCTTGGATCAGCATCTACCGGACTGCCGAAGGGACTAATGATTACAAATGATAAAAAGACAGAAGAAATATCCGAAGGTGCGGCAATCTTTGAATGCAATTTGGATTACAATTTTGTAAATCCGGATGAGGACGAAGAACAGGAAGTTGATGTGAAGAAGCTTGCTGCAGTCGGAAATTTCATCCTAAAACAGGGTGCAGACAACAGTGAAGTGGAAGTATATACGATTATTGATTCGACGATAGATCCGATTCAAAAGGATGCATCCATCTATGCTGAAGATGCGGGACTGGATCTGTTGAATGAGGTGGCCGGAGCGTACGCTGCAGATAAAGCTTATAACATTGCCTATTACATTAATAAATTTGCGTATGATTCCGGATTTGAAATCGGAATCAATGAGGTAAGTAATCTTACAAGAAAGTTGTCCTGGGACGGTGAAGACACAGCGACAAAGAGATTACTGAGTGTAGCTACACAGTTTGACAACGCTGAGATTGGATTTGGCTTCAAAGTCGAGAATATGACTGTGACCGAAAAATACATAAATGTGTATAAGAATAGGGGGAATGATTCGGGTGTTACCTTGACTGTTGGCAAAGAGGTTAGCGGATTTCGAATCAAGACTTCTATCGCAGATCTTGCAACAGCATACCGCTGTACCGGCGGAACACCGGAAGGATCAGAAAAACCGATTACATTAAATGGTTATAAGTATGATGACGGAGATTTTTATGTAGAAGGATCCTATGTGAAATCCCGGAAAGCACTGGAAAAGTGGAGTCGGTATCAGATTAAGACAGAAAAGAATAAGAATGATGTTGGACATATCGTAAAATCCTTTACATACGATACGACATCGAAATCTGAATTGTGCAATCGAGCCGTATCCAGTCTTAAGAAGATCTGTGATGAAGCTGTTACCTATGAGGTAGAGTTGTTATATCTTCCAGATGGGGTGAAGGTAGGTGACACGGTATCCCTTGTTGATGATGACGATAATATATATCTTACTGCAAGACTGTTGAAATTAGAGATGTCAGAATCGAACGATACAAAAGAAGCAGAGCTAGGGGATTATGTAAGACAGGGAAGCGGTATTGATGCAAAAGTTATGGAGTTGGCAGAGCGATTTGAGAAGATCGCTAAGAATCGTAATTTTTATACATGGACAGCCTTTGCAGATGATGAAAATGGAACGGGAATTTCGGCCAATGCTTACGGAAAAGATTATCTCGGAATCGCTACGAACCGGCTTGCGAAAGAAGCTGATCTTTCCGATCCGACGCAGTACACATGGGTAAAGATAAAAGGTGAGCAGGGCATTCCGGGAACAGCGGGTAAAGATGGTAAAACAACATATTTCCATATGAAATATTCGGCGGTACCGAACCCGACATCATACAGTGACATGACGGAAACACCAAACAAATATATTGGAACTTATGCAGATTATGAACTGGATGACAGTACAGATCCATCGAAATATACGTGGGGAAAATTCCAAGGCGACAACGGCGAAGATGGTGCAGATGGAATTCCAGGGAAAAATGGAGAGAACGGCGAGACGAGTTATGTGCATTTTGCTTATGCGACCAGTGCGGATGGAAAAACTGGATTTTCGACAACAGATACTGTCGGGAAAACATATATGGGACAGTATGCAGATTTTGAAAAAGCTGATTCTGAAGATCCGACAAAGTATCGGTGGAGTAAATTTCAAGGTCCCCAGGGCCCACAAGGTGAACAAGGATCACAAGGCTTGCAGGGGTTACAAGGTGAGAAAGGTGAACAGGGTATCCCCGGTCCAACAGGAGAGACAGGTGCCACCGGAGCAACAGGACCTCAAGGACCACAGGGAGCAAAAGGTGATACAGGACCTGCAAGAACCGACAGGGACCAACTGGTCCTCAAGGGCAGACAGGGGCAGCTGGTAAAGACGGACAAATGCTCTATGCGACATGCGATACCGCAGCCGGAACTGTAGCGAAAGTTGCAAGTTTGGCGGCTGGAACATTATCTCTCAAAGCCGGAGCAACAGTAGCTGTTAAATTTACTTACGCAAACACTGTATCCAGTCCAACACTTAATATTGCTGGTACAGGTACAAAAGCAATGTATATCCAAGGTGTCCGGGATGTATATTGGACCGACGGAGCAACCGTAACCTTCACGTATGACGGAGCAAACTGGAGAGTAGCATCAGAACCAGTATATGCTCCAACCGCTACGATCGGTAATGCTGCTGGATTCAATGTGTTTATAGATGGAACCAGTGTACAAGTTAGGAAGGGGACTGAAGAACTTGCATCCTTCAAAGGTGACGAGATTCGATTAGGAGAGGGTGTCGATTGCGCAAAAGTATTTATATGTAATCTGGAAATAGGTGTGGATAGTGAGGAAATGTATCTTAGAAATGCATCTACTAGAATTTCAACGAAGGCATCACATGAAAGTGGTTCAGCATCTGTACCGTCCGTAGTAGTTAATGATATGGATACGTATGTGAACGGCGAGAGTATGACCGCTTTATTTACAAAGGTAAGTAACAAGGCAAATAAAGCTTGGACACGATTAAAAAACCAGGCAACTGTAGGCAACTCCACAATCACCGTAGACGTATCGCAATATTCCGAGTTCCTGATAACCTGTGGCTTGGCAAGTAGTACGAACGGAAACTATTATAGAGAACTTGGAAGCACAATTGTACCAGCAAGTGTATTAACGAGTCATTCCGGCATCGATCACGGATCCGGAACACATCAGGCATTTTACTCCAGTACATACAACGGCGGTATATCTTATCTTGGTAGCAACAAGATCAAGATATATAACAACGGAGGTATCACGAGACTATATGCAAGATAATCGATTAGAAATGAATATTTGCATATAATTGCAAAAAGCTTATCAATGCCTTATAATGATAGAAAAATATTATATGGACAAGGAGGAGCTTTTCGTGAAAAGAGATATGGATTTGATTAGAAATTTGCTAATTAAGGTTGAAGAAGTATATGAACCCGGTGCCGGCTCAATAAATTTCTCAAAAATTAGAATAGATGGTTATGATGATAAGGTTATAGCGGAACATTTATTATTAATGAAGGAGGCAGGGTTAATCCGAAATATTAATGCAAAACAATATGTTACTGGTTCGACTATGCTTAGTATTGGAAATTTGACAAACGAAGGATATGATACGCTTGAAAAATTTAGAAATGATACAGTTTGGAATAAAACGAAGGAAATTGCTCGCGATAAGGGGCTCCCTATGTTGATTGACATATTTAGTCAGGTGGCTAGCACTGTGATTGCGGGGATTACAGAAGGAACATTAAGGACACTATAATGGATGTGGAAGGAGAGTGAGTATAAAAATGAGCAGGGATATAAGTAAAGAAATTTGACATCTGTTAGAGATGTGGCCGGCAATGACATTGACAACTATTTCTAGGGAGGTGGGTATAACAGAAGCTACCTGTCGGATTTGTCTCGATGATTTAATCGATAAGAAAGTAGTATATTCGTTCAAGGCAAAAAATAGTGGGAAAACATATTATTCTATAGAGGAAGATACGACAAATGAAGATATAAAACATATGCATAAAGTAGTAACTAAAGAAACTACAAACGCAAAAGATATATATGACGATTTAGAAGAAAAGTACGATGAAGTAAGTAAAAATATTAATGGTTTGTATGCAAATATAATATCGATTATTGCTGTATTTGTTGCAATATTTGCTTTAATCACAGTTAATGCTAATATTACATTTGAACTTACAACAAAAAATATGTATGATGTGTTTTTGGGAATAGTGAAAATAAATGTATTTGTTGTAGTTTGTATAATAGCAATGTTGGGTGCAACGAGAATTTTTATTATAAATCCGTTGCTTGAAGAAAAGAAGAAAAAGAAAGACAAGAGAGGTTAACACCTCTCTTTTTCTATGCAAAGAGGTGAATACATGGAAATCAGAGCAAGACCGTAAGGTCTTATTTTTATACGCAAAATTAAGAAAGAGTGAGGTATATGAAGAAAATGGATAAAATTTTTAATTGGATCAGTGTAGTGTTCGGTCTGATCGGAGGCGTCCTGTCATACTGGCTTGGTGGATGGGACGTGCTTTTAAAGACAATCGTGTTCCTGGCAGTGGTGGATTACATAACAGGAGTGATCAAAGGTATTTATACGAAAAAGCTGTCATCGGAAACCGGATTCAAGGGACTGCTGAAAAAGATTGTAATGTTTATTGTAATTGCCGTGTCTTTTTCCATCCAAGAATTAATCGGGAATACAATCCCGTTAAGAGAAGTTGTAATCATGTTCTATATTTGCAATGAGGCATTGAGTTTATTGGAAAATGCAGCAGTATTCGTACCAATTCCGGACAAGCTGAAAGATGTATTAATACAGTTAAGAGATAAAGATACAGAAGAGGATACAGAGGGCGAATAA